TCATCCTTTCCTGCGAAAGACCCATCTCTGCTGTTTTAGATTTTGATTTACTTTTCTTAGTTACTTGAGAAGCAGATTGCTTTTTTTCTGTGAATACTTGCTCTATACGTGTAAAGAACGATCTCATTCTCCGCCTCCACCACCATCTCCACCGCCAAAGTCAGAAGCACCACCAGAATTGTAATCTTGGAGACCTAATCCCCAACCCATTCCTGTGCCACCATAAAGAGATGTTTCCTTCTTCTTTTTCTTCTTTTTCTTTTTCTCTTCTAGTTTCTTTTCTTTGTCTTCTTGTTCGACAGGAACAGCGTTAGGAAAATCCTTAGAGTTCTTTTTCATTTGGTCAACCATGCCATTATAGACATCATCCCAATCTTGATCTTTTGTTTTACCCATTTCCTAAACCTCCATCTTGGTATTATTTATAAGTTCTAGTCACTATTTAACAAAGCTGCTTGGTACAGACCATGCGAAACCGCAAAGAGAGGTTCTTCTGCGTGTCTTACTTCACTTACTGGGATAGGGAAATCACCCTCTTCTTTAATGGTTTCATTCAAAACATCAATGAAATCCCCTACAAGTGATGTACCACCTGCCACTACAACTGGAATAGGTTCAAACAAGTTAGGAAGATCCTTCTTATCCTTGCTATTGTAAAGATGTTTGATTTGAGCAACTAGGTACTTCAAGAGTGTCTTGTAATAGATAGCAATTGCTTTTTCATTCTCGTCTTTAGGATCTTTGATGCTCATACCCTTTTCTTTAACGAAGGTCATAGTGTTTGCTGTATCATTGACTTGCTTTGCTGCACTTTGGTCAATGTAGTCCCCACCCCTTGAAATAGCAAAGGATAACACAGGCATTCCCATAAAGGAATAACACACGTTCACCATACCTGCTCCAAAGGACATGCCAATGCCTGTGAAGTTTTCTTCTGACAACTCAGAGAATACAACCGCGAGACCTTCATTCATGACATTGATGTTCTCATAACCTAGTTTAGAAAACACTTCAATCAATGTCTCCCTATGGTATTCTACGTCAAATTCCGCATCGACTGGTTCTGCTGGCACACAAAAGAAAAGAGTATCGTCTGGTGATTCTGCCTTGCCTGACACCGCTTTAATTAGTTCCCCAACCATCACGGCACTTTCTGGTTCATCAGGGTTTAGAACCCCCTTAGACATAGGACGTAAGGTTTCTTTGTGGACTGTGCCTGCCATCTTATAAGCAGAGTCTCCAAGGATATAGAGAGTGTCATTTACTTTAATAAAATGAGCACCAGTCTTCTTGAGCATCTTCTCCCCAAACATTGGGTTTGCTCCACCTAAGAATTCCTTTGGGTCTACTTTAAAAAAGCAATCCCTGACCTTTCTAAAGACTACCTTTCCTTCGTCTTTGCCTTTTTCTGCTGACGAAATAAATCCCGTCCCAATATCAGTTGCTACACACCTTGCCATAATCTTACTCCTTTTTATTTATTATACACGTTATTACATGTTTTTACCAGGATCTATCTTCCCATCTAGAGAACTTTCGATCTTGAATTCTGTGTCTTTCTTAAATGTTGGTTCATCTATCTTAGGTGCCTTTGATTCTTTTTGTTCAAAATCTTCTAAACTTGGACCTTGTTTTTCTTTTGGTTTTCTAGGTTTCGAAGGAGATGATTTCTTAACCACGACCTCACCATCTTCTGTTAATGAGAATTGGAAATTATAATTCTTTCCCTCTTGAACCCCATCAAATTCTATAGAAATCTTCATAAACCTATTTATAATATAAATATCTTTGTTAATTGTAGGCATTTTTTGAGGTAATTGAGTTGTTTAGTGAATTTTTAAACGAAAATAAAAGTAATAGACTTGTCAAAAAAGAAGAAGAAATCAAATTGGTGAGTTTTGATATGGATAATACTCTTTCTTTTAATACATACGATGGTGCCATACCAAGACCAACATATGTTCAAGCATTTAAAGATCACCTAAATAAAGGTAGAACAGTAATAATAGTAACCTCAAGACAACAGAGCACACAGGATCGTGAGCAAATCTCAGATTTTTTAGATGATAATGGATTACCAGAATCAGAGGTTTATTATACTAATTCCCAATTGAAAGCAGATTCTTTAGTTAAATTAGGGGTCGATCTTCATTATGATGATGACAACCGTGAGATCTCTGCTCTAGGCAAGACCAACATCGATTATATTGTTTCTTTCGATGATGATCTTGTTAAGTTATACCAACAAGAAGATGGTATATCTGTCGATTACGACATGTAAGTGGATCTGGAGGGACTCGAACCCTCTTACTTCATAAGTAAATCCCTAAGCATCTACGATAATATTTCGATTAATGTAATTTAATATTAGAATAGAAACCAAACAAAACTGTAACTAATACGATCTAAGTATTTTACTTCTACCTAGCACGAAGGATTCTCTCTAGTGGGTTACTTAACAAGTTACAAGAAAGTCAAATCTACCTTGTTAAGTCGGAGTTAGGTTGTTTAGACCATCCTCCTTGGTTATTTAAACTACCATTTCTTCAACGGAGTCGCACATCTCGTTCATGAGTGCGCTAAAATCGTCTTGAGAGTAGTTTTTTACACTGTTTCCAGTTATTATTATTCCGTTTTTTAATGAGGCCAACGAAATCCTCATATCGCAACCTAGTTCAAACCAACAAAGGCGAAACCAAATCAGACCCAAAATGTTAAAGAAAACCCCACGGGGTGGGCATTGCTAAGAGGCCTGTGGGGTTGATACTTATATTTATAACACCAAAAAGGTGTTTGTCAAGTGCTAATTTTAATCTTTTGATTCGAGAGTCTTTTCTGCTTCAAGATAGTGCTTAACTGCACCAATGTAATCAGCAACTTTAGTTAGTTTTGCTTGTACCCAAGAAGGTAGTTGGTCGTCATCTTCTACCATCGCCATGATATCATTAGCATATTCACAAGTCTTGAGCATTTGTCTTTTAACCATTCTTCCTTCAAGATCTGGACCTTCTGTTTCCATACCAAACACTTCTGTGCTATCTTCAACAGGTTCACTCACTTGAGGATCTTGAGGTGCTACCAATCCTTCTTCGGCTATATCATCTTCCAACCCCTCTTCAGCTACTTCCATTTCTTCGTTATCTTGCACTTCGTCATCTTGGATAAATTCGCCAAATGTTTGAGGTAAACCAACAGATTCTCTATAATCATGGTTGAATTGCGCTAATTTACTATCATCGACATCACCTTGGTCATTTACAAAACCATGAGTTTGCGCAAACGTTTTCATAGCATTCAACGTTACTTTAGCTCTAAGGATGGTTTCTAGTTCTTCGCCTACATTAAACGTTAAAACGCTTTGAAGGTAATTGAACAAACTTTCTAGGTTATTAGTGCCTTCGTTTTCTTTGATTGTGTTTTCAACAAGTTGTACGAAATCTGATTTCATTATATTCTCCGAATGTACCTATATTTATAAAAGAAGACCACAAATACACTTCTTGAGTTTCACACCACACAAAGGGCATGGTTGGTTTCTAACAGATCCTTTCGAAAAATCTTGCTCAACTGTGTTCTTGATTACCTTCTTTTCTTTCTTTTCTTTCTCTTCCTTATCTTGAATATCCGTTACTTTCTCTAGAACCTTATAGAAGTCTTCTTCTGTAACTTCTTTTCCTGTCTTCTTTTCTAGTTCCTTGATCTTCTCTGCCATCTGGACTTTAGCTTCAAGTCCTTGTTGAAAGTCATCTCTTGGATATTGCCTTGATGACCCGCTCTTACCAGAACCTTGTTGAAAAGACCCTTTAATGTTGTGTTCACTCATACTAAATCTCCATAAAACATGGTATAATTATTATATAGGTTTACAAGAGGAATTATGAAAGTATCCATTGAAAAAGTCTCCATGAAGAACTTTTTATCTGTTGGCAACAAGTGGTTGTCAGTCGATTTTAGAAAAGGACTTTATAGAGTTACAGGGGATAACCTTGACAACCACACAAGAAATGGTGTTGGGAAATCAACTGTATTTATTGACTCGTTGATGTTTGGTTTGTTTGGCAAACCCGTTAGAAAGATCAATCTTCCTGACATCCCTAATACTATCAATAGTGGCAAGAATTGCGAAGTCAAACTTTGGTTAACTATCAATGACAAACGATACATGATTTATAGAGGGGTATCTCCTAGCTTTCTCAAGTTGTACGAGAACTACAAAGATGGAGATGAAGACGTAAAACATAATAAGGATGAAGTACAAGATAGTGCTAAGAAGTTTACTCAAAAGAAAATTGATGAACTAATCTCTTCAAATTTCAACACGTTGAGTCACTTGCTTATAATGTCAAATACTTACACGGCACCCTTCTTAGATCTAGACAGCAAAAAGAAACGTGAAATAATTGAAGATATTCTAGGTGTTTCCATATTTGGTTCAATGGCTAATGAAGCCAAAAACATTTCACTTGAGAGTAAATCTGACTTGAAAGTTAAAGAGAAAGAATACGAGATAAATAATTCAAACATAGCAACTATGGAAGATAACATCGAGAAGTTAAAAGAAAGGTCTAAGGTTTTTGAAGGCAATAAAAAGAAAAAACTTGACAAGATTAAAGTTAGATTGAAAGATAATAAAGAAAAGATCGATGAAGTTAATGCAAAGATTGAAGATGAGCATGAACTTACTCCAAAGATCGAAACACTCAAGACTCATCTTGGTAAGTTAGATGTTAAATCAAAAGAATATTCAACAGAGATAATTTCTTGTAGAAAAATAAAGAAAGATAATACCAAAATATTGAGTGAATTAAAAGATAAACCTACTTGCCCTATTTGTAATACAGAGACCGAATCTTCACATATTAAAGAACATGTATCTTCTCTCCAATCTGAAATAGAAGATGCGGTTGAGAGACAAAAGGAGAATGAGACATTATCTGATAATACAAGTGACAAGATTGATAAGATCGAAGATAAGATTGACGTATTGAAAGGTAAAATTGATGAAAGCAAAAGATCTATTCGTTTACTTGAAGATTTGAAAGAAGAGAAGAATAGAATTAAATCTGAAGTTACAGAAATTAAGTCAGAGAAGAATGATTTCCTTGAATTAATAAATGAAGATGAACTTAAAGAAAAGAAACTTGCTTTAACTAAACTAGAAAAAGAATTAGAGGATATTAGTTCAGAGAGAAAGTATTATGAATATATAAGGAAGCTACTCTCTGATGACGGAATCAAAAATTACATAATTAAGAAAGTTCTCAAGTTTTGGAATACTAAAGTTAATTTTTACCTTAAAGAACTTAATGCTGAATTTTCAATTAATTTCGATGAACAGCTAAACGCGGTAATTAAATCTAGGAATCGAGATCCACTACAGTATCACTCGTTTTCTGGCGGAGAGAAGGCTAGAATTGATGTATCTATTTTATTATCAATTATTGATATAAGTAAGATTCAAAATTCAATAGATTTGAATGTAATGGTTATTGATGAATTACTAGATGGTGGATTGGATGATAATGGAAGAGAAGATGTACTTAACTTATTCAAGCAGATGACTTACTTAGATAAGTCTATATATGTGATAAGTCATAATTCCAATTTACCTCTAGATTTATTTGATAAGGAAATTAACTTAATTAAGAAGAACGGGTTTACTTCAATATGAATGTACAGAATGGTCTGATATATATGTCACCCACTTTGTTAAAAAAAAGAGGATTACTTACTTAAGATGCTTCTTAGGTCTTCCATGGAACCGTCTGGATTTAGGACATTGACTTTATTAATGTCGTAGTGCTTGAAATCTTTCCAAGAACTGTAACGATAGTCATTTGAACTTAAAATCCCACGGAACTTATTACTTTTGGAAGATCCAGAAGTATCGATAACCATAGAAAAAGATTCCCAATCTTGATTTTCACCTGTCTCTTTGGACGGATTATTCAAAGAATCTAAACTACTTTGAGGTTTTACGACTTTCTGTTTCTTTCTTTCGAAACTACATATTCTTATATTCTTAACTTTTACTTTATTACCTAACTGAACTACTTTACAATTTCCTTTCTTACTTTTTACACATAACATATGTTTGGGACTAAAATTCCCACTAAACACGGGAATGTCTCCCAATTTATTATTCTTTACTTCATTATCACTTACAGGAATATGATGTTCTTCCATTTCAAGATAAACACTTTCAAGATTATGTTCTACTTGTTTTTGTCTGTAGATGCTACATCCTGTTAATTCTTTAATAAATCGTCTTGAGATGCTTTTGGATTTGATAACCCTATCTCTAATTCCTAAATAAATAATGTCCTTGAGATCTTTATTATTTCTGAGGACATAAAGTTCCGTTACATCAAAATGCATATAACCATTGAACTTCTTGCAAAACTTTTGCTTTTCTTCTACGAATTTATACCATTGCTTTTTATTCGTCTTAGTTGTGTATTGAGTTCCATTTTTAACTGCCAAACCCATCTCAACCAATTTGTCCATGGATTCGATCCATTTAGATTCCGAATTAATAAATGCGTAATCCTTAAACTTTTCGTAATTAACGTAACCCGAATTAATAATTCGTTTGTAGGTTGTTATCGAAAGATAATTCAGAAGTCCATCCTCACCAGCATAATTCAGAATGCTAGAAAGGAGAATGAGGTCAACCTTTACTTTATCTTTTTCGTTAAACATAGACTTGAAATAGATTATACACCATGATTCTAGTTTTTGAAGTGCTTTTTTTAAAAATTATTGAAATCTGGTGCTAAAATATACTTAAGTGGTTGGTAAATAAACATATGAGTGTAGAAAAAACTTCTTTTGAGTTAGAAGATGAGTTCCTCGAACAGATAGTAGAGGATACTAAAATAGATGATTTTAACCTTAAGGATCAACTTAGGACTGTAGTTGACAAGACGCAGAGATACATCGAGGAATTATATAGACAAAAAAGGAATATGAAGAAACTCGAACGTTTCTTGAAGAAAGTCAAGGGAGAACTATTCCAATATTACAAGACAGAGTACGAAATTAAGTTAACGAGTAGTGTTGACATTCTAATTTTCGTAGAAAAGGACAAAAAATATCAAACAGCAAAAAAGCATTACGATGATTTAGAGGCAATTGTGGACTTTTTGGATAGAACCATTAAGAACATGAATAGTAAGTCTTGGTCACTTCGTAATATGGTAGAGATGGAAAAACTTAATATATGAATTTAGCAGATTTAGACTTAAAATACGATGCGGTCACGGTTGTGCCACTTAATAATTCTGAAGTTCTCTTGGCAACGATGAATGATGAATACATTACTGATCTAAAGAATCATTTTAAAAACCAAGTCAAACATGCTAAATTTTCTGCAAGTTATAAATCAGGGAATTGGGATGGGTTTATTCGTTTCATTAAGAATGATGGTACTATGCCAAGAGGATTGTTACCAGAATGCATCAAGAAAATGGAGGAGTGGGAAATCAAGTACGAACTTGATCCTAGTCTTGTCCACAAAGAACTTGATATATCTAATTTCGAAGAAGTTATTAAAAGTGAACTAATTGCCAAACAAGAGGGAGGTGTCGAACTTTTGCCTTGGGAACATCAATGGGATTCTGCTAAAGCTTTGTTGAAAGCTAAAAGAGGGATCGTTCGAGCAGCGACGAGTTCTGGTAAAAGTTACATAGTCACTATGGTCACTAAGTACCTATTGCATATGAAGTATGTCAAGAAGGTTCTATTGGTTGTTCCAAGGACTGACCTTGTTATACAAATGGAGAAGGACGCGGAGGAATATGGATTCGATAGAAAGGATATAGGAGTTTACTTTGGTAGAGAAAAAGACTACGAAGGGAAGTCTTATGTTATTTCTACATGGCAAAGTTTACAGAATATAGAATCAAGAGAATTCTTCGAAGAGTTTGATTGTCTTATCATCGATGAGATCCATGGTGCTAAGTCCGGTGATAAATCATCAAAATCTAAAAGAAGTGGTGGAACAGTCATGAGACAAATTTGCGATCATTGTGTTAATGCGGAATGGAGATTTGGTTGTACTGGCACCATGCCTACAGATCCTCTAGATGTAAGGACGGTTATTAGTGGTGTTGGTCCTGTGGTGCATGAAGTAAATGCTAAAGATCTTATGGATAAAGGGCATGTAACAGAGTTAAAGATTACAATCCCTTTTATTAGTTATGACAAGAAGATGGTAAAAGAGAAGATAAACGAATACTTACTTGAAAATGACATCGATGAAGATACACCAAAGGAAGCAATCCCAGCGGCAGCCAAATTCAACGCAGAGAAAAAGTTTATCGAGAACTATGTACCAAGGTTGAAATTAATTTCTAAAATTGTATTGTCTAGGTTAGAGAAAGAGGAGAACGTACTGATCCTCGCAAATACTCTTAACTTTGGCAAGAAGTTACAAAAGACTATTACTCATTTGAATAAAGGCAAATACAATGACATCTTTTATATTAGTGGGGAAATGGACGAATATAAAAGAAAAGAAATTAGAGAAAAAATGGAAGATGGTTCTAGAATCGTCGTGATTGCTACAACATCATTGTTCTCCACGGGTATCTCCGTTAAAAACTTACATACTGTAATATTCGGGAATATAGGCAAAAGTAAGATAACCGTGCTGCAAAGTGTGGGTAGGGTTTTAAGGAAACATTGCTCGAAAGAAGTTGCACGTATATATGATTTATGCGATAACCTAACGTATAACGCAAAACATGCAAAAGAACGGATGGAACATTATTCTTTAGAAAAGTTTGATATAAATATTAAAGAAATAAGCATCTGATTGCTTGAAGTGTTGGTGTTTTATAAATACAAAGAGATATATGATTAAAGGGGATGGTATGTTTTATGTGTATGTTTATTTAGATACTAGAAAACCAGGAAAATATGAATATGACGAATATATTTTTGATTATGAACCATTTTATGTAGGTAAAGGCAAAGGTAATAGATATAAGGAGCATTTGAATGATAAGAGAACTTCTAATACGAAGAAACACAATAAAATACAAAAGATGATTAGGGAAGGGTTTGCTCCCAAAATCGTAAAAATAAATCACTTCGAGTCTGAGAATGATGCATTTAATTTAGAAATAAAAATGATAAAAATTATAGGACGTTTTGATAATGGAGGAACTTTGACCAATTTCACTGATGGGGGGGAAGGTATTAGTGGATACAAAATGCCGAAAGAGGTATCGGAAAAGGTTGGTAGAAAAATTAAGAAATTATGGGAAGGTAAAGACTATAGAGAAAAAAATTCTAAAGCCAACGCGGAGCGAGTTAGAAAAAAAGAAACGAGAGAGAAGATAAGAAATACGTTAACGGGCAGAAAAGAAACAGATGAGCATAAGAAAAAAATAAGCCAAGGTCTTAAGGAGTTCTATAAAAATAACGAATTCCCAGAGCATGTCAAGGAAATTTTAAGAGAATCACAAAAGGGAGGGAATAATTCTATGGCGGGTGATAAATGGGCTAGGAGTGAAGAGGGGAAAAAGTCATTTAAGAAAAAAACATCAGGGAGTAGCAATCATAATTCTAAGAAATGGAGAATAACTTCTCCTACCGGAGATGTGTACGAGATAATAGGGGGGTTGAAGAGATTTTGTGAAGAAGTCATAGGTGGAATTCATAGGTCGGTATTGTTAAAAGCGATGAGAAATGGAAGAGGTATAATAAAAGGCCAATTTAAAGGTTGGAAACTTGAAGAAATCGATCTTTAAGTGGTTATAATGTTTATAAAGGTTTAACGAGAAGAGTATGGCATTAATTAAATACGAAGGTGATGATAACGTTGTCGTTATGATAAATGGTGAGAGGAAACTCATCAAGCCTAATAAAGTATTTAGTGGGCCTGTCAATCTTGCTAGTCAACCAGGATTCAAACTTCTTGGGAAGACAAAAGCAGAGACGAATGACAAGAGTGAGAGATCGGAAAAGAGCATCAAGTTTGAGATTCAAGACTACAATAAACCTTTCATCGATTTTGATTTTATCGACGAAGCAGGTTTTCCAAAAATATCTATATGTATCGTGACCAAGGATGGCTATAAAGTCATAAGAGAATGTTTAGAAAGTATCAAGAAATTCGTTAAGTATCCTAAGTTTGAGGTATTGCTTTGTGATACAGGTTCCACGCAAGAAGGCATCAAAGAATTATACGAAGAGTATGCTATTGCTTGGGGGGATAAGTTCAAGGTGTTTTGGGATCATAAATATAATTTCTCTAAGAACAATAATTTTCTAGCAAAGGAATCAACAGGAGACTTATTGTTATTCATGAACAATGATGTATTCTTGACGTATGACGCAATTAGTGAAATGGTTAAGTATTCCTTATGTAGTAACATAGGTTGTTTGGGGCATAGATTGGTTTGGGAAGCAGACCAAAAATCAATCCAACATGATGGGCAAGTTATATATCATCCTAATGGTCAATGGTATGGCCCAGGTCATCATAATTATAAAGGCAACCTCGATGCTATATCCAAACAAAATGCTAGAGTAGAAGGAGTTACTGCTGCTTTCATGATGCTAAGGAAATCTATATTCAATAAAGTAAAAGGTTTCGACGAAGGTTATATCGATGTCTTTCAAGACGTTGATCTTAATTTAAAGGTAGGGAAACTAGGGTATGTAAACTTTTGTATTAGAGAAAAAGCAATCATACACGTCGATCACTCTACTAGAAAAGAGGATGCTACAAAAGATTCTATAACCGATCTTCAAAAGTTACAAAGAGATTGGTTCTTCAAAGGACCATTTCCCGTGAAGGAAAAAGCAAAGAACTCTATTTTGATATGCGCTACTAAAAAAGACCAAATGCAAACGTTGGTTAAAAGTATTAAAAGTAGAGAAAGTTATGAGTTTATATTTGTTAACAATACAGAGAATTACTTTTGGTGCCCAGAGGCCCTTAATCAATTAACTAAGGTTAGCGAAGGTGAGATGATGTATCATATGCACCAAGACGTTACGTTTGATTCTAATGAACCTTTTGCTACGATACGCAATGTTAGTAAGCAATTGGGTGATTTTGGTGTGCTTGGTCCTGCTGGTGTACAAGTTGGGGGCAAGGGTGCTATTAGAGGTGTAGACTTCTCGTCATTAGATTACAACTTTGATTACATGAGAGTTCAAACCATAGATGAATTTTGTTTAATAAGTAAAAGATCGTCCAATCTTAAGTTTGGTGAATACTTAGATCACTTTCATTTTTATGGTGGAGATATTTGCATGGAGGCAAATAAGAAAAACCTAACCAATTATGTAGTTAAGGTTCCTATCACTCACCACTCAGGAGGGGATGTCAATCTAACCACAGGGGACGGTTACGAGCATTACTTAAAACAAGGAAGAAAGTTCTACAAGAAATGGCATAAATCATACCCTAACATCTCGACGACCACGGTTCACTTTAGACCTACGGGTGTTTTTTGGTTCTTGGGCGCAGTTCTAAAACTTTCTCCTACCAAAGAAGTCATAGACGTAAACAACATAGACGAAACTCCAAACAAGAAGAAGTATCTTCTTGAAATATAAATAGTTATATCATGGGTGATATTTTAGATAGAATCGAAGATTTCTTAAAAGAAACTGATATTTCTTCCGATCTTACGTTCATACCTAAGAAGAATGCAGAGAGCGTTCTAGGGTATATAATGGAAGAGGTGAAGGAAGATAAGGTTTTACTTCAAGCCATTTTGGATGAAGTTACGAGAGATTGGAGGCAGAGCAACACTAAGTTACTTGAAAACTTCTATAAGATATTAGAATTCTACGGTATAGTAGGAAGTTCCCAAGATAGGAAAACTGTTTTGGAAGCAAAGGGTAAGACGATAGTTAGAAAATTTGTCACCCTCAAATCTCAAAAAAAGATCCTAGAGTTAATTTGACACAAAAAGATAATTTTTTTCCATTCGACATGTATATCCATTCTTGTGATGAGAAGGAGTATAGACGGGATGTCCGAAAAAAGAATTACATTATTAAATATGTGAATCTTTTAAATGTGGACAATTTCGACACGGTATCATTGAGAAGATTCACTATGAGTCTAATGTTCTTTAGGAACACTTTTTGTAAGGATGCCTTCGTTACATTCTTTTTGAAAGAATTTAGTGAGGAAGAGAAGAAACTTTTAGCAAACATAGTATTCGATGTCTTTGTTAGGAGTGAGAAAGGGGAATTTTGTGATTTCAAGGAATTCTTGGATTTAGGCATCAAGTTATACAAGTATGTCAATTACAAACATAAGATAAACGACAAGTGGGAAGAAATGAAAGAAGAATTTTCCGATGTCGTATAGAAAATATAAATAAAGGTAACTAATTTTCTCGTAAACAGTTAAGGAGTAATAAAATGATGGATCATTCAGAAGTGTTGGCAAGGATCGAAACCAAGTTATATGACTTGGAAGATAAATTTAATCAATATATTGATGTCGAAGCGCAAGAGCATGGCATTGAAATAGAACCAGAAGTAGACGTAGTTGAACCTGATGTTCCAGTCTTGGACGAGCCGCTAGACGTGGTTGAACCTGTTACTACTCCAGTATTAGATGCCCCAGTAGACGTTGTTGCTCCAGTATTGGATGCTCCAGTAGACGTTGTTGAACCAACTGTAGATGCTCCAATCGCATTGTCTATTGGACCAGAAGACGAAGCACTTCCAGCAGGTTGTAATGGTGACGAGGAAGAGTTGAACGCAGGTTGTGATGTAGGAATGGCATACGAAGACGAGGAAGAAGATACAGAAGAGTTGACCGATGGTGATGGAGAGGATGATCTCCTAGCAGGTAGTGACGAAGAAGTTGGTGAAGAACTTCCAGTCGAAGACGAAGTATCTGACGAAGTATCTGACGTAGAAGGTGACGAAGAAGTTAGTGAAGAACCTCCTGTGGATGACGAAAGCACAGAAGACTACGATCTTGAACCAGAAGAAAGTGGTGAAGTATCTGACGAAGAAGAAACCGAAGTATCCGACGTTGAAGTATCCGACGAAGAAGGTGAAGAAGAAACTGAAGTATCCGACGAAGAAGAGGTTTCTGATGAAGAAGAAACTGAAGTATCCGACGAAGAAGGTGAAGAAGAAGTTATCACAGAACCAGTAGACGATGAGGAAGTTGGTGAAGAAGATGATGACGCAGAAATCGAAGAAGAAGAATACGATTACGACATCTAAGTTGGATGATCGTCAAGAAAGAATGGGTCAATAAAGAGACTGGAGAGAAAACAGTCCAGATGACCTCTGACAAAGAGGGTTACAAAGTCTTAAAAGATGGTGACTCTTGGAAAGAGGTTAAGATGCCCCAAGAAGAAAGATCTAAAAGGGACCATGGTGGAAAAGATCCACACCGCCGTGGTCAACAATCAACCAAAGGTAAACTTTCTGGACAATCAAAAGCTAACATAGAAGCAGATTATAAGAAGGACAAGGAAGAGTCGGGTATAAATAATAACGTAATCATTAAGAGTAGCAAAGTGAACGAATCAAAAAAAGACCTCGATAAGAAGAAAAAGAAAGTAGATGATTTGTCTTATAAGTTAAGGAAGGCAAAACTCGACTACAATTCGTCTATGTTAGACCAAAAGATTACCGACTTCGAAAAGAAAGAGAACTACTACACTAAAGCAGCTAAAGTAGTTGAAGACGATAAGCAAAAGTTAAAAGAACGCAACAAGTATTTCGTCAAAGACGAACCTGTTAAAGATGATGGATTAGAAGGCGACATAGTAGATCACATCGAACAAGTATTGGGAGAACCTCAAGTACCAGAGACCGATGTTGAGATAGTAGTTAAGAAAGATTCTAGCATTGAAGAGAAGTTAGATAAGGTAGAGAAGATCCAAGAAGCATTTTTTGGCAATTCACCTAGTAGAGTTAAAGAGGATGTTATTAATAGAATTGATAATGTCTTTGAAGCACCAGAAGACGAGGAAGAAGAAGATCCTAAACCAGAGGAAGAAGAAGGTGGCGATGAAGGTGGTGGTGACGAGGAAGGTGGCGATGACTTTGGACTGGATGGTGACGAGGAAGGTGGCGAAGACGATCTTGGTTTAGACGACGAAGATGGAGAGACAGAAGACGAATCTTCTGATGATGACCAAGTAGACATGCAAGATAACGAAATCGCAATTCAAACCAAGGTGAATGACTTCAATGTAGACGAAAACAATGTTTACGACTTTTATGATTTTATAGCAGATAAGATAAGTGACCCTACAGCTAGGGACATGTTAAACGCGGAATATGCGCAAATGGAACCATCAAGAAGAAAAGTAACATCAGCAAGAGAGTTCTTTAAAAGAGTAGTAAAAAGAACTAACGTTTTAAATCAAAAAGAAGCGGATGCTATCAATGGTGGTGGGGTCGAAGGTGAGGATGAAGGTGGACTCGAACTTTGATAAAAAACTAGAGAGTCTTTTCGAAGATGGTCATCCAGACCTAGAAAGAGAAAAATTAGTTGGTGGTTTTGGTGACGGAAAGGATATCGAGCAATTCATACCAGACCAAGTAATCAAAGGTATTAAAGTTGAAATGGAACACACTCAAGATGTGAAGAGTGTTTTAGAAATAGTCATGGATCATTTAACTGAAGACCCAAGATATTACGATAAGTTAGAGTCGATTCATTGATAGATTGGGGTCATTGGGCGAAGCACCCAAATGAAATACCAGAAGAATCGATAGGGTTTGTCTATCGTATAACAGATAACGCAGATGGTAAGTTTTATATTGGCTGTAAGCAACTATTCTCTACCATTTCAAAACCTCCTCTAAAGGGGAAGAAAAGAAAGAGAAAGGTAACTAAAGATTCTAATTGGAGATCGTACTGTAGTTCGTCAGGTGTAATATCAGAGTCCATTCAAGAGAACAAAGATAATTATTCTTTTGAGATTTTGAGTTTCCATAAATCAAAGACAGATCTAAAAATAGAAGAAACAAAACTTATAATAGATAATATCTATGATCCTCAATGTTACAACGAGATTGTCAATCTTAGAGTAAGAGTGAGAAAATAAATATAAATATGTTAAAAGGAGAGGTGTTATGAGTAATAAAGAATCTATGTCGAGTATTATGAGGAAAATGCAACAAGTTCCTGAGAAAGGCATTTATAGTGAAAAGAGTTTGAATGAGTCTAATCAAGGTGTGAAGAAGTTGGTTAATGATAACAATAGTGTTACTAATCACCTAAGAGCATTCTCGCAAATCGAAGGCGAACTAGGAACTCCTTCTTTGGGTAATAAACCAGTAGCTCAAACGCAACTCACTGAAGAAAACAAAATGAAAGTGATTGGTGGTCTTCAAGTAGTGAAAGAACTTCTTGAAGGTGATTTAACTACAGATCCAGAATCTATTCTAACTAGAGTTAAGACGATCCTCGGAAATTTCTAATGGCAATAACATCTACCATTACTCTCACGGTAGATGATCCTATACCAGAATGGAAAGGTGTAGACGACTTACCTGAGATTCTAACCATTTCTGGTTCCCCTCCTGCTATGTCTGGTGCCTCAGAGGAAATCATCGACTTCCATTGCGCAGAGACTGTAGCAAGAGATGGTGGTGTAGGTGACACCAATGTTGATCCAGAAGTTTTCAAATATGAAATCATTGAGAACACAACTTACGACGATCAATCATGAAATTTTCTAAGTTCTTTGAATCTATTGAGTTTGAGACAGGGAAACCTGCGACATTCGAGTATTCAAGAAACACGGAACCCTCCCCTAAAAACATCCCCAACGATCCATACCAACAAAAGATAGAACCTCAAGGGATCTATGTGACCCAAGGAAAGACCGATTTTCCTGGGTATGAATCAGGCACAATGACGTTCAATAATCCTTTGGTGTTGCCTTTAAACGCAAAGGAAGGCAATGTGTATGATGATAATAGTTGGAAGATGAGACTATATAAAGAATATGGCAAGAAAGGCAAAGCATTGTCTAAACACTTGGCTAAATTAGGTTTTGATGGCATCATAACATATGATAAATATGGGTCCAGTGAGATCGTAAGTCTAAAACCATTTCTATAAAATATAAATAACATTAGAAATCGCAGTTTGCGGTCGGCAACACCTATAAAGGCAGTAATCATATGAAGAAGCAAGAGTTTTTAAAAGAAAGTGCGAAAACAATCCAAGGTATCTCAGAAGACGTGAGAGATTTTTTGGTCATCTTGGAGAATTCAGAAGAATCCCAAGTTCTTAATTTCGAAGGCATTGAGCAATACGAGCAATTCCAACTTTTAGTGAAAGAAGGATATGCCGAAAAGGACTATCGTAATTATTCTATCACAGAAAAAGGATCGCAACTTCTAGAAGGTGTTGAGTTTTATAGAGAAGATCCTAAAAAGTTTGACAAAGTAATCAACGAAGATACTACAAATAATATTGTTATCGAGTACAAGCATCACGACGAAGAGAAAAACCTCATCGAAAATGCGATTGCTTCTTTTGAAGTAGAGACTGATGGTTTGCCAGTTATTGTTGTCACAGAAGATGCGTATGCTAACTTGATCCATAGACAAAGAGGACAGCATTGGAGGCAATATCTAGGTGAAGATGGAAGAAATCTTATTAGACAAAAGAAACTAGAACGTTTCTACGTACAAGATGATTCCACAGGACGTAGATACCTTTATATCTCCCCTAAGAAATAAGGTCAATCATGAAACAAGAATACGTCAATCTTGTAGAACAGCATCAAGAAGATGCTCAATTTTTAGATGAATTGTTTTTCTCTAAAAAAGGTGCAATGAAAGCACATAAGAAAGAACAAGGTGCTAAAAAACTACTTAAGAAGTCTGATGTACAGCATGACTTTGTTAAGATTTTTGTCTCTGATCCTAAACTTCTAGAAAGATTAAGATTAATAATTAGGAAAGTCAAAGACCCAAAGATCAAACAAAAAGCAGCTTACGTATTGTACCTTCTTTATATGACCCATGGTAAAGATGGGGGTTTTTGGAGAATCTCTAGCGTGAAACCAGAAGGTAAAGAATTAATTAATAATAGTGATAAGGATATTGCGAGAGGTGCTAGCGAAGCTAAAGATGACCTCGATGCAATTGTGAAAGATAATACTTCAGATTTCTAATCACAAAGCGGTTCTAATATATCACCAATTCTAACGGTTTCTTCCATAAACTCATTAAAGTTGTGTTTAATGAAGAAATCGAATAGATTTTTTAATCCTGCTTTGATTTCTGTATTATCGTATTCTTCTAGTATCTTAGCTTTGATCTCTTTTGGTTGAGAAGTAAGATTAACAATCTTATTATTTCTCAAAAACTTCCTTTTTAATTCGGGGTCAGTAGCTAAATGCTCCATTAATTTATTATCTTCTATTAGGGAGTTTGCTAGTTTAGCGGAGAACTTGGTTACTCTTGAAGGTTTAATGCCATATTTCCTCATGAACTCAAGTTCGTGGGTCAAGAGCAAATCCTCATCGTTTTCTAGTTTGATCTTTGCGTTGCTTTCGTTTTTAGCAATTCCTTCATTGATACAATATTCTAGAAACTCTGGTTTAAATTTATGCTTATCTTGAATGGAAGGGACATGATCTCCTTTGTCTCCTAGAACGATCTTCTTTAATAAATCGTGTTTAGGGTTGTCACTCTTCATAAACTCATGCTTCATGGGATTATAAATTTTTGTCAAGGGATTTTGCATTAATTGTATGTAGTCTTGGTCTACAGTGACGAAAATCTTATTATGGCCCTTTAGTTTTTCATGTGTACAAAGGACTCCTGCTATATCATCCGCTTCTGCGAATTCTATTTCCAATGACTTGAAAGGGAGATTGCTTGTCAAATCTTCCATGAATTTCTCGTACATATCGAAGTAATTTTGAAAACAAAACCATCCTTCATCCGCTGATTCGTCAGCATCACGTTTGATTTTCCTAACACCTTTATAATAAGGGAAAACCTTTTTTCTCCAATTCTTTCTAGAGTCTAAGGCAATTATGAATTCGTCTGCATTAAATTTGTCGATGTATTGGAAGATGCCATTAAGGTATTTGTACTTCCACATTTGGAATGCTTCTTCCTCTGTATCTTCCTTTCGACACACAGCAAGCATCCTAAACCCATGATGGGAACTGTCTAATACTACAGTAGTTTTTCTTCCATTATCCATAATAATCACCTTAACGTATTATAATATTATAGCACGTAAAAAAAGAACGTCAAATGCTATTTTATAAATAAAAGTGATCCTAAAAGGTAAAAGCATGAGTATTTTAGATAAATTGAACGAAAAGATAGAAACATTGCAAGGGTTCCAAGAGATAACCAATGCGAACGATCTTGTAAATCACTTCAAAGAAGGATTGAGATCTAAATTAGGAGAAAGATTCTTAAAAGCAGATTTCGATACGTCGGAATATGGCAATGGGGTTCTTTTTATTAGGTATGCTAGTTGTCCTTTCACAGAAGCAACTAACGAAACGGTATTGAATGCTCCATTTAATTTCATCATAGCAGTCGAAGGATTTGACACAGAAGGCAATCTTTGTGATGACTGTGGTGATTTTAGAGCAGAGATGATTCTATCTAAACTACCCGATGGAGTGAAGAAGATGAGGAGGGCAAGACATCCAGATATTAATTACATCAAGGGTCACGTTTCTAAGTATTTCGAATCTCAATGCGTATCTTATATGAACGAAGAAGGAGTCCCTGGTAATGGGGTAACAGCGGATGGCGGAGCAGTAACCACGGATGGCATGACTAGTTCGGGGAATGTTGCTATTTACAAGAAACCTTTAGAAGATAAGAAAAAGAAACCAATTCGTCGTGGCAAACAATAAACATAAATTTAGACAGGGTGTATATACTGTAAAGAATAAAGAAAAGTATATAGGAAAAAAAGCAGTTATATTTAGGTCGTCTTGGGAAAAGTCCTTCGCTAGTTATCTAGATAATCACGAAAAGGTAAAAGGATGGTGTTCAGAGTGCGTTATTATACCTTATACGTTTAGAGGAAAGACTCATAGATATTTCCCAGACTTCTTGATAGTATGGGAAGACGACAAAAAACAAGTTATAGAAATAAAACCCCACAGAGAAACGTTACCACCAAGAAAATCACAAAAGAAAAGCCAAAAAACTATGATATATGAACAACTGACTTTTAGTAAAAATATGGCTAAATGGGAAGCCGCCGAAGGTTATTGTAAAAAGAAGGGTTGGGAGTTCAAAGTTTTGACGGAAAAGGATATAATATAAATACATAGGTAATAAAGGCACACATTATGGCATTATTTGGTTTTAATTTAAATCCCAACATCGACGGAAAACCTGAATGGTTGAAAAAAGTCACAGATGTTTTTGGGCATATTGACTACGAAGATAGTAAGAAAGACAAAGGGTATGGTCTTGCGGATAAAGATATCGCAATGGCTGCCCAAGGGGATAACGCAGATATCGTAGGTGCTCAATTTTATGGGAATATGCGTAGGTATTTGAACCACGACGAACCTACAAAAACACAAAAACTTCGTCTTTATAGGATGATGGCGGATTACCCAGAGATCAAGTATGCTCTTAGTATGATCACAGATGAGTTGATGAACTACGATGACATAGATGGTAGTGTTGGTAAACTAGAAATTCTCAATGAAGGAATTTTGGGGAACATTAATAAAACAGAGAACCTTAGAAAAGAATGGAGATATGTTTTCGATGAACTCCTAAACTTTAAAGATACAGGCAGAGATGCTATTCTTTCTTTTCTTGTGTCAGGTGAATTATTATATGAGAAGATCGTTAACCCAGATAGGATGAACGAGGGGTTGAAGAGGGTTAAAAGATTGAAACCTGATAATATCTTTCCAGTTTGGTCAGATGATAGAGATGAAATTGTCGCATTCAATGTGAAAGACATTTATAATACAGGTGGGCTTCTAGGACAGATACCTAAGAGTCAATTGTCTTATGCTAGTTGGGATCAATACGCAGAGAACTCAGAGACAGGGGAAATATACACGTTGTCTTATCTAGAATCAGTTAAGAAGGTATGGAGACAACTTCAACTTCTTGAGGAAGCGGTAATCATTTATCGTATCGTTAGAGCACCAGAGAGAAGGGTTTTTAAGATCGCAACAGGCAACATGCCTAAAGCACAAGCAGAAGCATATGTACAGAAGTTAATGAGAACGTATAGACAAAAGAAACTATACAACACATCAACTGGTGAGATCGATGGACAAAACAACATCATGGCGATGCTTGAAGACTATTGGTTCACCCAACCAGCAGATGGCAATACGTCAGAGATAGACACTCTTCAAGGTGGGGAGAATCTAGGTGAGATCACAGACATGAACTATTTCCTAGAGAAACTCTATAGAGCGTTGGAGATACCTAATAATAGAAGATTGGACACTCCTAGTGGTTCCCAAAACTATAACGTTGGGGACGTAGATAACATTAGTTGGCAAGAAATGAAATTTTCTAAGATGACTACGCATATCAAAAGAAAGATACAAAGGGTCATCTGGGACGTTTATAAAACGCACCTAAAACTCAAGGGCCTATGGGACCAATATAACCTAAAAGATACAGATTTTAAGTTCGAATTTAATAAAAATAATTTCTTTGAAGAAATGAAAAGAGCTAAGATTGAAGAGATTAGATTGAACAATTGGGGAACAGTTTCTTCTTACGTTGGTGATGTATTCTCAAAGGAAATGGCAGTTAAACATTACCTAAAATGGACCGATGAAGATTGGAGAAGGAATAGAGAACTACTCGACAAAGAGAAGTTAGAAGGTGATGATGAATTAGACGGTGGCGGTGGCGGCGGTTTATAAATAGTTAATAATTAAGGAGAATGTTATGAAAAGTACAGAGAAATTGGTAGATAATTTGGCGAAAGAAGATTTTAGAAAAGCGAAGATCGACCTTCAATATGCCAAAGAACACATCATGAAAAAAAGAGTTGATTTGGCTAAGAAAGAATACACAGACCATCTCAACGATAAATAATATATAAATATTATTAAACATAAGGACTTACCATGGAATTAACCTGTATTAGAGAATTTACTGACACACAAGACATCAAACCCTTGATGGAAGATGTTACCGATGCTTCAGGTAAGGTCATAGGTAAGAACCTTTACATTCAAGGGCCATTCTTGCAAGGTGATACTTTAAATCGCAACGGGAGGATATACCCAGTTCCTATGCTACAAACAGCAATCGAAGCATTCAAGAAGGAAAAGATGAGAGGTGTAGGATGCCCAGGTGAACTTAATCACCCAGAGTCTTCTATACAAATTGACTTGGATAGAGTATCTCATTATATCACGGATTTGAATATGGATGGCAATACAGGTGTAGGTAAGGCAAAGATCGCAACTACACCAAAAGGACAGATTGCTAGAGCATTGATTGACGATGGTATGATCCTTGGTGTATCTACAAGAGGAGTAGGGAGTTTGTCTCATAGTGATAATGGAGACAAGTTGGTTTCGGATTTCGAACTTGTTACAGTTGATATTGTTTCAGATCCATCAGCACCAAACGCATTCGTTGAAGCGGTAATGGAAGGTCTTAAGTATTATAAAGACGACAAGACAAGCGAACTAAAACTAGCAAACTCAGTAGAAGAACTC